CCCGAGATGGACGCATACGCCGCTTCAAAGATTGCGTCATTTGCTGACGGCTTCGGCGGTGTTGATGCAACAACACTTACAACAGCAAACATCCTTGAGAAGTGGGATGATGCAGTTGCATATATGACGGACCAGCGCGTTAACCGTGACAGAGTTGTATGTCATATCATCCCTCAGATTTACAAGCTGTTGAAAGAAGCCGCAGGAATTACCCGTTTCGTAGAAGTTGGCGGCGGTATTCAGAACGTAGATAGAAACATTGCAAAGCTCGACGGTATCAAGATTGTTGAGACACCCGCAGACATGATGAAGTCGCTTTATGACTTCACAGAGGGCTGGGTAATTGATGCGAACGCAGTACAGATCAATATGCTTTTCGTTGACCCTCTCGCACTTATCGCGCCTATCGTATACGAAACATCAATGATTAGCCCTGCAACAGCCGCAACACACGGAAAGGACGTTTACTACGAATCATACTACTATGATGTATTCGCTCTTAAGAACAGAAGCGCAGGCTTCTACGCATCAAAGGCACTTCCTACACTTGGAGCTTTGACAGTAACATCTGTAGCAGGAAAGACAAGCGGAGATACAAAGATTGACGCAACAGGCAACATGATTAACGCAATCGGTGAGCCTTTCAACGGTCTTGAACTTTATGTTGCAGTTGATACCAACGCAGTAACACTTACTTATGGTGCGACACTCACCAACGGTGCTACATGGGCTAAGTTCGTAAACGGTTCGGACATCACAGCCGCAAGCGGCAAGGTTGTAACTGTAGCACTTGTCAATAAGGCAACAGGACTTGTTATTGCTGGCGGAAATGCAACCGCAGTTGCTAAGTCATAAGGAGATAGTAACATGATCGTGACCGAGGAATATTACACAAGTACATACATGGGTGAAGCCGTCGATACGGCGGCTTTTCCTCGGTTCGAGAAAAGAGCCGAAGAACTTGTAAACATCATAACCAAGGGAAAGCTAAAGGACTTCGACACCTTCCACGAGAGTATCAAAGAGAGTGTAAAGAACGCGATATGCGCACAGATTGAGTATTATTCCATGAATGGGATTGAAACATCAATAATCGGTGCTGATACGTCGCAGGGCTTTACTGTTGGAAAAGTAACCATACAAAAGAGTGCAGGGGTAGGAGCAAAAGCATTAAGCGCGGCGCAGAGTATGACCGCACCAATGTGTATAGCCTACTTAGAGAGTACGGGGCTACTTAATCCGCAGGTTGCTACATTTGACATACCGTGTATACGTGGAAGGGGGTATTTACCGTGTTAAGACCTATTCCAAGCGTTATGTTGAAAGATACCGCAGTTTTCCACGTTCCTACTTCACTAAACAAATATCAAGAAGCTGTGTATGAAGATTTCACGGTGTCAAACGTACATATTCAGCCTACGAACGCCACAAAAAAGAATGTATCGAATGAAGAAGTTGTACTTCGGGCACTTCTCTTTATCGACGGAAGGAGAAGCACACCGAATTACGACTATTTATCGTGGCAGGTGGCGGCTGAAACAATCGGGGCGAATATTACTGTTGACGTGACAGGATGCACGGGACAATCAATGACGTATACTGTTGAAACGGTGGACGCATTACCCGATGTTCCAGCAACAAGAGTGCATCACACGGAGATTGGCTTGGTATGAGCAGTAAAGTTATATTTGATGCGGTTAAGGTTGCACAGAACATTAAGAAGTGCGCGAAACTTGCAGAAAGAGCAGTTGCAGACCAAATAATAGCCGATTCACGGCAATATGTACCCGACGACGGCGAACATGCATTGCGTGATAGCGCAAGGGTTGAGGAAATCGGCGGCGGTACGCAAGTGACCTACAATACACCTTATGCCGCATATCAATATTACGGATGTTACCCCGACGGTTCACACACCGTAAAAAATCATACAACGGCAGGAACGAGAACATTGTGGCTTGAACACTCGAAAACAATCAACAACGAGAAGTGGTTGAAAGTTGCTAAAAATGCTATGAAGGAGTTGGGCTAATGGACTATGAAGTAAAAGACGCACTATTAGACATGGTGCAGAGTTTCACGAGTTTTAAAGTAGTTCTTGGCAGTAACCCAACGAAAGAAAGTATTGCGCTTGGTGGCTACGGCGCGCCAAGACGCATATTCAAAGATAAAGATACCGATTACGTGCTTAACATCACGATAAACGGTAAAAGCGCATCACAAGAATTACTTGAACGAGAATTAGCCGCGATACACCGTAAGTTAATGCTTCGTGCTGACTATCCGCAGGGCGATAACTGGCATATATACTCGATTGAGACAATCGCCAGCCCTCGGCTGATTGCTATTGAAGAATCAGAACGCGCGAAATGGATATACGGTTCAAGTGTTGCGGTTAAATTCTATCACAAAGGACTGAAAGGAGAATTAAACAATGCTTGATGGACAGTTTCTCTTAACGCAGTACGGCATTAAGGTAGAACTTGATACAACCCCATACGGCAACAGTAGAACATGGGTTCCACTCGACCAAGGCTTTGACAATTTGGACGAGAGCTTGAACGACGTAGTTAACGAATACTTTTTCTTGGGAGACAAGGGTTTTGGCTCTGACTTCGTAACGGGTATTCATCCGAAGTACACCCTTAGCGGCGTAAGAGTTATCGGAGATGCCGCACAAGACTACATTTTCGACAACAAGTTTCATCTGATGGCAGGACGTGACACGAACCTTCGTATCAGCGTACCCAAGTCAGACGGAAGTGTAACACGCTTTACTTCAAAGGTTACACTTTCAGATATGAAGTCATTCGGTGGAGCAACAACAGACGGTGGTAGCGTAAATGTAACACTTTCCTTCAAGGGTGCGCCTGTTGTTGATACTGTTGCACCCACAACCGCTCTTACTGTTACATCTGAGTACGGCGGCACAGCAGGAACAACAGTTATCACAATCACACCGAATTATCCCGATGCAGGATGCCGTTATGTTTACACATACGGCGACAGCGTAGCAGATGCGGCAATCGGTGACGTTATCGTTGATTGGAACGACTTAACAAGTGGTTTCACTTATGAGATACCGAACGGCAAAAAGATTACTGTTGCCATGGTTAACGGTGCTACATTCAAGGTTGTCGGACTTGGTGACGCAACAGTAGTATCAAGCGGAACATGATTAAATGGGGTACGTTCTTATGAGGGCGTACCCCTATTTAATGGGGAGAAAAGAAAAAATGTACAAGGCTAAATTAGTTAAACACGTTCAGAAAGAAATGCAGTTGACCGACGAAAAGGGAAAAGTGGTTTTTAAGGCATCCGTTGACGTTGCGGTTGACGATTATATGAACAATATTCCTGCACTTTCAAAGCAGATGCAGGAAACAGAGCAGAAAATCAAGGCAGTAAAGGCAACGGCAAGCGCAGAGGGTGCAGACGTTATCACAATGGCGCAGGCCTTGGGCGAGCTGTCACAAACAATGACAAAGTGCATTGACGCTTACTTGATTACGATATTCGGGGCGATGAAAACAAACGAACTGCTTAAAGCGTGCAACTTTAGGCATTTGGACGCATATTGCGCGGCTGTTCCGTTCGTTAATGAGTGCATAGCGCCCGAGATCAACAGCGAAATGAATAAAAACATGGCACGAATTGAGAATATAATGAAATGACGTTGCAAGCGAAGCCAAATGCAACGATTGTCTATGATAACACCGAATATAATTTCTTTCCGTATTACAACCGCGTATTAACTCTACTTGCAGAGGTTTTCCCATCTGAGGAACTAAGCATTGCACAAAAAGTATATCTTACAGTCACAAGTGTGTCGGATGCACCACCAAAGCAAGAGATATTTGAGTTAATATTGCACGAGTTATTCCCGAACAAGAAAAAGCATATAGAAGATACCAAGATGTTTGATTTTGAGCAAGACGCAGGATTGATTTATGCGGCGTTCATGCAGACATACGGTATTGATTTATACGCCGTCCGCAATCAAATGGATTGGCGTATTTTTACTGCCTTGCTTAGAGGAATACCCGGAAACACGGAGTTTTCACGGACAATTAAGATTCGCGGCATGAAAGTGCCCGAAAGAACCAAAGACAATAGCGATTATGTTGATAGTATCATCAAAGCAAAACGTGCCGTTGCTTTGGATGAACCTATCGAAGTAAAGAAACAACGATTAGCCAAGATGTGGCTTAAAGTTGCAGAGGGCTTAACATGTCAGACGGCAAGATAATATATGATGTCGATATTAACGACGAAGGTATAGAAAGCAAAGTACAACAGACCAACAGCAAGGTCAAGAACTCGGCTGATACGGGGAGCAGTGCTTTTGGTGAAGTATGGACGGGTGCGCTACGCCGTATCGGTGCGGGGCTTGTCGAACTTGGAGCAAAAGCGGTTGAAACAGGTAAGCAAGTTGCCATGGATGCACTCGACCAAGTTTCTAGCTTGGAGCAGAACATCGGCGGCGTTCAAAAGCTATTCGGTGATAGTTACCAAGCGGTTGTCGATAACGCCAACAAAGCATTTAAGACCGCAGGGCTGTCAACTAATCAGTATATGGAGACAGTAACGGGTTTTAGTGCTTCGCTTATCGCAGGGCTTGGCGGCGATACTCAAAAAGCCGTAGGAATAGCTGATAGAGCAATACGCGATATGTCGGATAATGCGAACACGTTCGGAACAGACATAGCAAGCATCCAAACGACGTATCAAGGCTTTGCAAAGCAGAATTACACTATGCTTGATAACTTGAAACTTGGTTACGGCGGCACTAAAGAAGAAATGCAAAGGCTTATTGCTGATGCGTCACAAATGACCGTTGAAATGGACAAACTTGGTGTATCGGTAGACGGTAACAGCATGAGTTTTGATAACATCATCAATGCTATTTCGGTCATGCAGGAGCATTTGAACATAGCAGGAACGACGGCAAAAGAAGCAGGGGGAACAATAGAAGGTTCCGTAAATTCTATGAAAGCGGCATGGCAGAACTTTTTAGCAGGAACTATCGACCCTGCGGAGTTTGCAGAAACAGCGTTTCAAGCCGCAGACAATGTGATAAATGCTTTTGGCGGCATCCTTCCAAGACTTGCGGACGGATTCGGACAAATGACCCCGAAGGTGCTTGAAAAGGGCGGCGAGTTAATCAGCAGGCTGGTAAGCACGTTGCAGGAGAAAGCACCCGAATTTCTGCAACGTGGCGCGGAATTTGTAGAAAAACTAGGGGCTGGCTTGGTAAGTCAAATACCGCAGTTCCTTAGTAATGCGTTACCGATGGTGCTTAAATTCACGGAGAACCTTCGGAGCAACGCAGGGAAGTTCGTTGATAGCGGAATTAATTTCATTAAAAACTTAGTGCAGGGCTTGGCAAACAGCTTGCCAACGTTGCTTCAATATGTTCCGTCTATCATCATTAACGCTTGCGGCGTGATAAATGACAATATGCCGAAAATCCTTAAAGCGGGATTGGATATTATCTTGATACTTCTCAAAGGTATCATTCAAGCCGTACCGACGTTAATAGCTGAGTTCCCCAAAATCATACAGATGATTTTTTCAATAATTCAAGCTATAGATTGGATGAATCTTGGACGATTCGTGATTGACGGAATATCGCGCGGTATTGCTTCGATGGGAAGTAGTATTTCTAGTTTTCTACATAATGCAGGAAATAACGCTTGGAACGCTTTTAGAAATATTGATTGGAGCAATCTTGGTTCACAGATCATTAACGGAATTGTTCGAGGACTTAGAAACGGGGCTGATTCGATTGTAAGCGCCGCTAAGAATGTAGCGAAGCAAGCACTTAACGCGGCTAAAGCGTTCTTAGGTATTCACAGTCCTTCAAGAGTATTCCAAGATGAAGTCGGATTGCAAATGGACGCAGGACAGGCAAAAGGAATTATCGAAAATGCTGATATGGTAGAGGACGCGGCAGAAGAAGTGGCAGAACGTGCTTTAGATGCAAGTATGGACGTTAATTACAACCTGCCTAACACCGACAGCGTATCGAAGGATATCGGCGCGTCATTCAGTAGCAGAGTGCTTAATACCGTTAATCGAGTAATTGAAGTTCCTTTAAGCCTTAACGGGCGTGAGATTGCAAGGGCGACCGCTTGGGATATGGGCGAGCAGCTAGCATGGGAGAGTAGATAGCATGGAGAAGATTTTTATTAACAGCAAAGAACTGTCAGAGTTCAACGCTAGAGCGTTACGCGATACTATCAAGATTGGCGGCACTGAGGTAAAAAACGACTTCTTCCAAGGCAGGAACAGAACAAACTATACATTGATGGATAAAACTTACGGCTTAAAGGCTGTGAGTTTTACCCTCGTATATATCGGCAGAAGTTTACATGAAACGCTTGAAAAGAAGTCGCTTTGTGAAACGGAAATGTTCGGAACGTGTGAAATTTATATGCCCGATGGGTTTTATTACCGTTGTATGCTTGAAAGCATCGGAGAAGCTACGACAAAGGGCGTTGACGGCGTGGAAGTGCTAATAGAGTGTGCTTACAAGCTAAAAGGTATTCAGCACGAACGGATGATAGAAGTTGCTAACGGTTCACGGTTCTTTGCACGCGGCACTATGCCGACTATGGATTGCATCATAGAAGTTACAGTTTCACAGGATGCGGAGCATTACAGATTAGCAGGTGCCGACTTCGGAGCGGTTGAAGCTGGCGACGTTCTTGTGTTTGACGGCATCAACAAAAGGTTCTTGAAGAACGGTGCGCCGACAACGGCTAAAGAGTGGATAAGTTTTCCGAGGGTGACAAGTGGTTTAAATCAGTTTGTAGCCCCTGACGTACCAAAAGTAACGTATTATCCATGTTATTTATAAAAACGGCTAGAAACTAAAAATATAAGCGAATGAGGACATAAAATGCTAACAGTATTTGACGGTGAAAACGGCTATCCTTTATCAAATGATGATTATTACGTTCGGGAGCTGGCAAGCGGACTTGATGAACTTGTGTTTCAAATGTCACTGCGCGACCCGATGTATAAACACATTGTTGAAGAAGCACGGATTCGCGACCGCGACGAAAATATATACATAATCAAGCAGATAGACGCAGGAAACGAGCAGGTAAAAGTTGTAGCGCAGATTGACATAGACGCATGGAAAAGCACCATGTACGAGAAGTACACCAACAACAGTGCAACGGTCAATCAAACAGTGCTGTCCGTTCTCCCTTCGGGGTGGGCTTGTATCGACCATTCAAACATCACGATACGGCGTACAATTCCGACAAGCGACACAGCGACAGATTACAACGTGACAGCGTGGAAGGTATTGCAGGATTGTTGCAACGTGTACGGAGTGCGGTTCCGTTTCAATTCGGCTGATAAAATAGTCACGATCATTAACCCGAAAAGCTATGAGAACATGGGAGCATTTGCGACCCGTGATTTAAACCTTCGGGAACTGAATTACAAGGGAAAGAGTACAGACCTTTGCACAAGATTGTATGCAGAGGGCGCGGACGGGCTGACATTTGCTGAATTGAACGACGGAAAGAATTATGTCGAGGACTTCACGTACACAGACAAAGTAATATCCGCGTATTGGAAGGACGACCGTTACACGGATGTGCAGAGTTTGCTTGACGACGCAAGAGCGAAACTTGCAGAAAACGCAATACCGCAACGGTCATATGATTGTGACGTTTTAGACCTTGCAAGCACCAATCCCGAAATGTACGGGTTTGAAAACTTCTCGCTGTTCAACGTAATTACACTGATAGACGACGCGGCAGAACGCCGTTTAGATTATCAGATTGTAGAACGGTGGAATTATCCGTATTATCCAGCACGAAACAAGGTTGTTTTATCAACAGCAACGCCGAAGATACAAAACCAAGTTGTTACGCTCATGGATGCGGTAAGTTCTCCAACAAGCACATTCCAACAGATGATGCAAAGCGCAATAGCGAACAGCACGTCATTGATAACGGGCAATAAAGGCGGCTATGTGGTACTACACGATAGTGACGGCAACGGAGAACCCGACGAAATACTCATTATGGACACGCCAAGCATAGCAACGGCTACAAAGGTATGGCGTTGGAACAAAAACGGCTTAGGCTATTCAAGCACAGGTTATAACGGCACGTTCGGAACGGCGATAACTGCCGATGGTTCTATTGTTGCCGACTTCATAACCGCAGGAACGTTGAACGGTGGCATTATTCGTGCGGGTTCGCTCGATATAAACGCCTTTAGTTCGGAAGGAGCAGAGCAAGGCGGGTTGCTTCACAGTTATACACCATATGACATTTTTAGCAATATTGCCCGTTGGCAGGATAACGCTAAAGCCCCGGCGCTTGGAACGGTTACAGTTGATAACGTGGAGTACCCGTGCTTGGTAATGGACGGAACAGAGATTACTCAGTATACCCCATCATACCAAGTACAGTTCAAAAGTGATTATGTTGGAAAACCTACGGTACACGCAACAATTAAGTTCGTGTTCGACCGAGATGTAACCATTGACGAACAGCAATTCTTTTATTATTTCTACAAGTCGGGTAATGGCTACTATATTACGCATTGGGAAATTTCGGGAACGTTTGAAACAGGAAAGATATATACACGGGATATTGATTGGACTTTTGATCTGAGTGTATCACCAAGTTATACCCCTGTTGTCGGACTTAGATATGTTCCGAATTGCGTAATGAGGGTTATAGCCGTTGAGGTTACGGGCTATCAAGGTAATTACTTAAATTCGACTTTATCCGTATCGGCTGACGGGCTTAATTCAGTCGTGCAAAAAGGCGACATTATATCCAGCATCAACCAAAGCGCGGAAGTTGTTTCAATTGACGCGTCTAAGCTAGATTTGAGTGGCGACCTGAGTTTACACGGTGATTTTGTCGCGCGTGAATCGGGCGGCCCGGATGATATATACGCACAGCTTAATAACGGTGAATTTAGTATTCATCGTGAAAATGCAGTAATTGGCGAATGGGTGCGAGTTAGAGATACAAGCATTGGAATTGTTACTACTAGACTAGACTTTAACGACCAATACGGAAATGCACGCGGCTGGGTAGGCGGTTTTTCTACTAAGCTAAACGACATTCATTTAACAGGGGATGCACATTTAGACCAAAAATTAACTGTGTTCGGAACATCGACTTTTTGGGGCACAGTCCTTAATGCAAGCGGCGGCGTTGTATTCGTATCCGACAAGCGCAAGAAAAAGAACATCAAGAAGATTGTCGTAGACAAAGCAAAAGCCTTTATCATGGCGCTAAAGCCTAAAGAGTTCAAGTTCAAGGAAGGAACGAGCGGAAGAAAACACCACGGCTTTATCGCACAGGAAGTCAAAGAAGCCATGACCGAAGATTGGGGGCTTTATGTAGAGGATAAAGAGACGGACTTTATTGGCTTAAGGTACGACGAAATCATAGCCGATTTAGTAGCAGTAGTACAAGACCAAGAAAAACGCATTGAAGCGTTAGAAAGGACATTAAATGACAAGCCAGACATTCAACCTTGATTTAATCCCACAAGGAGTGCCGCCAATAATTCACGTATCACAGTATGACAAGGGGCAGACTTGGGAGATACACTTACATGAAAACGGGATTGTATTTCCTGCTCCTGCAAATACATCGGCGGCAATCCAAGGCACAAAACCCGATAGCACAGGTTTTCAATTCCCTGCGGTGATTACTGTGGGTGACAACGTGGTAACATTCACGCTTGAACAGCAAATGACCGTGTTTAGCGGCGACATTGATTGTGAATTGGTTCTTGTAAACGGTGACGACCAGATAGCCACGATCAATTTCATTTTGAGCGTTGAACCCACCACACTTGACGACGACACGGTTATATCCGAAACACAGCTACCACTTATCGAGCAAGCATCTGAACTTGGCGCGGTTATCAACGATTACGCAACACAGATACACGCTGATGCAGAGACAGCAAGCACGGCGGCAACCACAGCAACAGCGGCGGCAACGTCAGCCAGTGCAGACGCTACGACAGCAACGGCGGCGGCAGATGATGCAACCGCGAGCCAAACAGCGGCGGCTAGTTCGGCAAGTAATGCGGCTTCGAGCGAGACAAACGCGGCGGCTAGTGCTACGGCGGCGGCTTCATCTGCGACAGATGCGGCGGCATCTGCACAAGCGGCACAAGCGGCAATCGCTAC